TAGAATTTTATTAATAACTAATTCTATATTAATAATATAATACTAGAACTAGTACTTAGTACACGTCAGTGAAAAAGACCAACGAGGTCTCCAAATTTATTTGGAAGTATTTATTAAGATATAGAAAAAAGTTATGGATGAAACTTCAATTTGGACGGTGATTGTAACTATCGTTACGGTTTTAGGTTCAACAAGTGCTTGGAAATTTTACGAGAAAAGAGTTGATGCAAAAAAAGATGAGGATAATTTCATCAAGCAGGATTGTCGTGAAAGAATTACTAAGTTGGAGGTTCTTCTAAAAGAAAGTTCTTCTGAAAAAGACAAGATGAGAGAAACAATTTTGGGTCTCACAGAAAAGGTTTCCGCTTTGTCTGTTAAGGTTGAATTTCTACAAAAAGAAAATGTTGAATTGATAAGTCGTTTGAAAAACGATTAAATGTCAAACCCAACCATAACCATTACTCGGTAATCACCCAAAAAATATTTCGAAACATCACGAATAAAGACCTCTGCTGGGTCAGGGTCCAAGTCAATTTCTCTTTTTAAATCCCCCAAGACAACAATAGAGTCGATTAGGCAGTGTTTCTTAACCGGACTGAAGGTCATACTTCTAATAAAGATTTTAGTGTCTCTACCGTAAAATTCTTGAATATCTTCTCCTCGACTTTCGTTAAGGAAACTCTCTAAAGATTTACACAATAGGGGATTCGAGGACATCATGTCCAAATTTACAAAAACTTTATAAAAATCAAAACCTTAACCCTGACCCCTCGAGTGTTTTTTGTAAAGTTTCGACCTCTTTGAGTTTGAGTGTTTTGTTTTAGCGTGAACACCTGGTCTTGATACTTTTGGTTTCTTTTTGAAGACCGTAATATTGGAAACTTTTGCTTTTGCCATTGTTTTGTTTTGCGATAAATACTTTGTATCTTTATTTGATGAAACTTTCGGAAGAAAACCTCACTATATTACGTCAAAGGTACACAGGTGAAACCTCTGACCAAGTTTTTAATTTCATCAAACGGAGGGTTCGTTATGGTATTGTAAAAAATATTTTTACGGATAATTTATACAGAGTAATTTACATTGATGGTAAACAATATTGGATTCGAAATAATAAAAAGGACTTAAAATACCGGTTGACTAGATTTGTGGATGGGGAATTTCCAAACATTGACATATCCGTTATTCATCGGACCGTCAAAATGTTTTTAGATATGGTGAATTTGATAGATGAAGAATAGGTGATATTTATTAATACACTAATCTACACACTATGGCATTTAAAGACATTTTTAAGGATAAAAACGACTACAACGAAAAGACAATCGTTGGATTTATGTCGTTCTCAGTTATGAGTTTGGCGGCAATTGCGGATATCATTACTGGTATCATGGGTCAAGAGTTGGTCATCTCAGACACTGTGTTCAATTCGTTTGTAATCATTACCTTGGGTGCGTTCGGTATTGCCGAAGCCGGTAAAATCTTTGGTAAGAAGAGTTCGTCAGACGACGGGTTGTAAAAAGTAAAGGGGGTCAATGACCCCCTTTTTTTATTCTTCCCAAACAATTTCGTTGGTTTCAGGATTCCAGTCCACCGTGAATGGTTTCTGTGTGAAATTGTAACTCTCATCCAAAAGAGATGCGTTGAAAAAGTGAGTAGTCCCATCAAACTTATATCCGTATCCGGTGTGGATGTGACCAAACACGTGAATCTTAGGTTTAAGAACCTTTATTCTGTCAGCTAACAACTCACAACCAAGAGGAACACTGTGACCTTTAACTGTGTCAAGATGACCCCAAGCAGGACCGTGGGTAATCAAGATATCAGTATTATCAGGAATATCAGTCCACTTTTGCTCGAGTTCCCAACCCATTCTTGGTAGATTGAATGCCCAATTATAAAATTCAGGTTGCCATGGGCTTCCGTAAATTTTTACCGCAGAATCGTAATCCTCGCCCAAGACCTCAAGATTATCTTTAAGATAGGTTACATTTGGGTACATCTTGAGAAGTTCACGACACATGTCAGGACTATCTTGAAACCCCCAGTCGTGATTACCGGCAATGAAAATTTTATGGGTATAGTTTTCCAAATCATTAAACCATTTCAAGAAATCGGCAATTTCTTCTTGGTAACCCATACTACTCATATCGCCAGCGTGGATGAGCAAATCACCACCAGGTAAACTTGAAGTTACCTGATTGTGTTTGGTGTGTGTGTCAGATATAAATGTTATTTTCATAATTAAAAACTTTCTACGGTGTGTTCAATATTAACTCTCACGCAGTTTTGAGGTAAACTGTGAATGTGTCTGTAGTTGTTAATATAACCCATCATGTTGGCACTTCCAATAGCGTTTGCCGAGTGGACGTACACATCAACAACGGGTTTTCCTTCCAACCACTGTTCAACTAACCACTTGGTACAATCCATACCTGTTTTTTCAAGAATGTTATCGTAGTTGAGCTCGTAGTTGCTGTAAACATTACGGTGCCACTCCATCATAGCGGAGGGACCCAAGTCGTGGTCAAAAGAAATTTGTTGAATGTTCTCTAGACCAATTTCAGTTACTTTGTCCACAAACTCTTCATACGAACGAACCACAACCCACTTTGGGTCGACAGGAGTTCGTACATCATCTAAGTAAATCCATTTCTTTTCCATTATTCCCACCATTTGTCTACGTGACGATTCAGAAGTTCAAAGATAAGGCGTTTTGCCCGTTCGTGTTGTATAAAGCTCATAGCCATTGCCAAACTTACTGAACTCGGATTACTTTGGTAAATCTTGTGATTTGTCGCTCGTTTTTTCAACAAAGGGTATTTAGCGAAATATTCGTCCAAATCATCACGGAGATTTTTGATTTTCATTTCATAGTCATCACTTCCTTCAATTTTTACGAATGTAAACTCATCATCAACGTAGGTGTAATATTCGTGGAGATAATGTTCAGACTGAAACTTGTCAATAAGTCTGACAATTGTGTTCATTATCTCGACATTCCTCTCCGCACCCAAATGGGGGAGTATTTTTCCATGAGTCGATGCAATGTTGGAAATCTTGAATTTGATGATTTCGAACAAAAATGTATCATCCCAATCACGGTCCTTCCAAATCACAGGTGCCCACTTGATAAGGTTTTTAACACCCTGAATAAATAATCGTGGGTAATAACGATACTCGTGATTCCAATACAGAACCAATCGTTGCCAAAAATTGAGTTTGATGTCTTCCATTTGACAAATATACAAAAATCCAAGGTATTTATCAAATAAAGATTGTTATGATGGAAATTAAAGAAATCCTCAGAGAATACGTTGAGCGTCTTGAGGACCCAACATTAGTTTTAACGGAAAATGTTAAGATTTCCGAAGCCTTGAAGTATCACATTGACAATAAGTTATCTTTAACGGACAATGTTTTTCGTGTTTATTCACAATCCTATTTTGACTTGGTCAACGAAGTTAGAAACCTTTACCAAGATGGTAAAATCAAACTTAACGAAGAAGACGCCTTGATGGTAGAATCGGATTTGGGTCGTATCTACTCATACAAGGGGGAGACGATTTACTTGGACGCACCTTTTATTTTTGAAACAGAGACTGAAGAAGATATTTTGGAAGAAGCGACTCACAGAGGAAAAAAAGTCAATATCGGGAAACCATTTAGAACACCTGGTGGTCCGAAAAAGTTTGCGGTTTACGTAAGAAAACCTGGTGGTGGAATTAAAAAGGTTACTTTTGGTGACCCTAAGCTTAAAATTAGGAATGCGAACAAGAAAGCTGCGAAATCGTTCAGAGCAAGACACAACTGTAAAGACAAAAAAGACAGAACTACTGCCGGATATTGGTCGTGTAATGTCGGACGATACGCAAAACAACTTGGGCTATCATCTTCTAATTCATGGTAATATGGAATATCCCTTTCAACAAGAAACAATAGACGAAAAACTTATAAGAACTTTTGACACTGATGTTCAGGACCTCGAGTTGGTCTGGCATCAAGACCATAAAGACCGATTGGTTGAAATAATTGAACCAGGTGGATGGAGTTTTCAAGCAGAAAATGAATTGCCAAACAAATTGGAGAAAGGTCAAAAATATTTTATCCCCAAACTTGTTTGGCATAGAGTAATCAAAGGGGAATCGAAGATGGTGGTTTCCATCGAGGAGTTTGATTGATTAAAAATTTTGTTGTATCTTTGACCCTATGAAATGGGTTGGACTACTTCTGCTTTGGATTCTTGGGATTAATTCTCGGGCTCAATCCTCAGACATTATTTACGTACCTGATGACAATACGCTAATTGTCACCTACAAAACGGAAATTGTGGGATTGTATATTGGTGGAAAATACATAACCTCCTATCCCGCCCCTTATCTTTACACAACACCATCTGCGTTTGTCAATCGATTCGGGGCGGACATCAGTTTATTCAAAGATGTTTCTGTCTTGGTTGGTGCCCAAGTTCCAATGTACACAACATCTTGGATTGGTATTCAATATAAACCCGAGGTGTGGGTCAAGTCTCGGGTTGTTGGAACAATCATTCAGAAAAAATTGAGGTACGACCTCACCACACTTCTACAAATCAGTAAAACCCCCTATTATGGAATTGGAGTTTGTATACGAAAAGGGTAAAAAATATCCATTAGTGGATTACAACCCGAAATTACTGAAACAAATACAATACATGGTGGAGGGAGTTTTACCCGATTTTTCCACTATTTTAGATATGGGTAAAACAGGTGAAGTTTCCTTACCCTACGACGCAACAGGTGAAGATTTTTATTTTTTTCATAATATACCAACACCCGTTTCTGTGGAACTACATTTTACGATAACTAAAGATGTTGATTTTCCTGTTGGTGACGCCGAGTACTACTCAGAAGACAACACAATCGGTATCAAACTTGAAATACCCGAGTTTTACGATTATCAGGATGTTTCTTTTGTTTTGACTGAGTTACTTGCTCACGAGTTGACACATTTTATCCAAGACGTTGCGGGATATCCTCTACCTGGCAAGTTTAAAGGGAAGAAAATTGATTATTACCTTCAACCACACGAAATCGAGGCTCAATTTGTCGGGTTTGCCGTCGCTTCGAGGAAATTTAATGTTGGTGCCAAAGTTCTATTTTGGAATTGGGTAAAAAATAGTAAATCGATGGAAGGTGTTTCAAGTTTGGACATTTCAATCCTTGAAACCACCATATTTGAAGACTATATGACTTATGACCTATTCTTTTAGTCGGTTCACCACTTTGGAAACGAAGTTATTCAACGCAGCGCCCACAATCAACACAACCCCTGACGCCAAAATTCTCTGAACAATTAACTTTGTAGTCTCAAGGTTGTCTTCTCCTTGAGATAAGTCATATAAGTCCCCCAAGACAGGAAGGATAAACGCATAACTCAAAATTGAGTACAAGGTGTTGGCGGTGACTTTAAGACTATTAAGGAACATGCCCAAAGCACGTTTTAGTTCCTCGGCTTTATCGTAGAGTTTACGGAAAACATCTAACAATCCCTCTTCTTTGATTTTTTTTACAACCTTTCGAATAAAGGTTTCGTTGTCGTAGAAATAATTACTAGCGATTCCCAACACCAACAGAATGATTTGTTCGTGAGTGAGTTCGGGATTGTTGTTTTCCAAGTAATCCTTTAATGGGACAATCATACCACCCAAAGCGGCTCCCCATGTGATAAGGAACTTGGCGTTTAAACCCCATGTTTGTGCACATTCATCGAGAAGATTCTTAGCTTCTTGATAAAGTTCCTTCAAACTTTGAGTAATATCTTGGTTTCTTGACTCTAAAATGAGTTTTTGAAACTGAGATTCGGTTAATATGTATTCCATACTTCAATAAATAGTATATTTATCTAATATGGTAAATCCTAAGGTTAAAGAAGGTGATAGAGTAATTTTACTTTACATGTACGATGAGATTGGTGTACCGATGGGTACTCAGGGAAAAGTTACTAGGGTGACGAGAGACCCATTTGAACCTGAAGGTGATATCATCGAGGTGAAATGGGAAAACGGTAGTGAACTTAGTATGTTGTCAACCACAGACATCTACAAAAAAGTTAATGATGATGAAACCCTTAACGAAAGTGAACAGGGAAAATTCATGATTCAAAACGAAGACCTTTTTGATGATTTCGATTACATCTTAATTAGACGATTCCTTGAAGACCTCCGAGATTCAGGTGTTGTGAATATGTTTACCGCAGCTCCATTCCTGTACATGGGTAGAGAAACAATGGAGAGATATTATGGGGAGAATCCTCCAAATGATGAGGCATTCCAAAAAGCTTTGGATAACGCCGAGGTTGTAAAAAATGAATTAATTTCAGGGTCTATGAAAAACCTTGAAAGTGTCTCTGATTTGAAAGCCTTCGAGCGAAAAGTCAAAACAAATGCCAGAAGGTTCCTAAACCTCTTTATGGTTTATTATTAGAACATCGGATTGGATTGGAGGTATTCCCAATCAATTCCATTTTTATCTTTATCGGAAATCACCGGTGATTTGGTGAAATGACCAATTAACTCGTCAAACATCGGTACACTTGAATATAAAAGGGAGCGTTCGTTCTCGGGAGAATACGAACTATCCACCAAATACTGAATGATGGTGTTTGGTTCCAAAGTCAGAACTCCATTGGCGTAACCACGAGGAACAAATACCGCATGGTCCTTGTCAATTTCAAAAATATGAGGTTGTCCATAATCAGGACGATTTGGGTCAACACAGATAATGAAATTCAGAATCTTCCCCCACACAATTTTCATATATTTGGATTGTTGAAAATTACCCACCTGAAAGTGCATACCTCGAAGAGTGAAAGGTTCCACACTGATTGAGGTGTTTACCTGAACCCAATTTTTATCCACGAGGTTATTACTCATCATGTTGATGGGTATCTGACAAAAGTTACCACGATGGTCCCCAAAGGTGGGGTGGTTAAGGAAGATAGGAAAATCCATATTAGTTACTTAAAGGTGCTTTGATTGATGGGTGTGATTTGTAATTTGTTAGGACAATATCTTCAGGTGTCAAATCTTTCAAATCCTTACTGTATTCCCCATCTCTATAATCCAAATAAATTGATGGAAGTTTCATAGGTTCTCTACCAATCTGTTCTTTTGCTTGCTCAACATGATTTGAATACAAATGAACATCCCCTAAATTACCAATCAGTTCATCAGGTACCATATTAACTTCCTTGGCAATGATTTCAAGTAATAAACCGTAAGAGGCAATATTGAATGGTAAACCTAAGAATGTATCTACTGAACGTTGATTCCACATGAGGGAAATTGCTCTACGTGGTATATTATAGTAATCCAAATGTTCGTGAAAATAATCTGAGTGGAAATTAAATGGGTCGGTAATTGACCTTAAGATGTCGATTCGTTCGTCAAGGTTTAGTTCCCTTGTGTAAACTTGGAATCCATAATGACAAGGAGGAAGAACCATTTGGTCTAACTCACCTACATTCCAAGCAGAAACCATTAATCGTCTTGAGTCTGGATTTGTTTTAAGGTCGT